ACATTATTCTCTGGTTTAAACAAGGGTGCTTGTTCGGTTTTTTTAATGACTTGAGAAGCAGAACCAACCATATTATCCAATACGGATTCAGTAATATTAATGTCATATGGATTTCCCTTTACTTTCCCTCCATTGAAGGGAGTCATATTATTATGCTTAAATTGCGAAGAGTCCATGTAATCGCCCGTGAGAGAATATATTTCGGGAATATTACCACTGACTGGCATTCCGTTGCGAACTTTTTGTTCGTAAATATTTTGATCTAAATAGGTGTCGGTGGATATGTTGGAATTGGGATATTCTTGGACAGTTTCAATAAATTGATTGACGTTTGGAACAGGGTAATTCTGTGGTGGAATATTCGTGTTGGGTAAATAATTCGAGGATGCGCCCATATTTGAAAATTTCTCTTCTGTATTCTTTAGTTGTTTGTCATTCTTTTTGGATACCACATATAATCCACCTAATGCTAATAATGGGAGAACAATTTCCATATAATTATATACTGGATTATAATTTTATAGATATGAAAGAAAAAACGAATCAACAGGAAAACATCATGATTTTATTTGTTGTTAATAAGAATGTTAAAAGGATGATTTTTATTGATAAATAACATGTCAACTTGTATATTAAAATCATTTAAGTAATGATTATCAATTATATCATATGGTAAAAATCCAATAGAATCCATAAATTGTATATGTTCTAAAAAATTAGGAACACCTTCATTATATTGACCAAATAAAGGCATTTCCAAAATGATAAAATCCGTTTTATTTAATATAGACGTTGAACCTTTTAATATAGGTATTTCCGCACCTTGACAATCTATTTTTATTAAAATATTTTTCGATTCATCTAACATTTTATTATTTGAAATATAGGTGTTTAAATCAATGCTGTCTCTCGTAATAATTTCGCAATTATTGAAATGAATTGTTTTTTCTTTAAACATTGAATCACCAGTATTTTTCATTTGATACCATTTTACAGTTTCTATTTTATCATTTAATAATACATTATGTACTTCAACCTTTTCATCCTTTTGAAAACGATTCAGTTCTAAATAATCAATTGCTTCAAATAAATAATATTTAGAATCATTATAGAATTTCAATTCTATCAAACATTCTATTATAATATTATATATTATTAATTTGCTGCAATTTACATTGCCAAGGCATTTATTAATTTTTCTATATTTTCGTCACATATTGACCCAGTGGTCAAATATTCACTTACGCAAGCATGTGTATAATGCAAATAATCATAGGCAAATAATACAAACCAGCCCATCTCTGGTTCGTTAGATTGAATCATATCACAAGCAGTTACGATACAGCAACGAAAAGGTTCATACGATTGCATCAATTCATATATATTATGTAAACTACTTTCTAAAAGATTTTCGTCATATTTATCCAAGCCGAAAATATCCATTAATTCTTGGCGATAAATAACATTACGCACAAAATCTTTTTCAGCGGGCGTAACATTATCTGTATCTAAAAATATATCCTCCCTGTGATACGTACATGTTGCCAATGTATTATACATCTTCGTAGTAAAATTATTTATTTCATGTTTATATCATTTTTAGTTATCATTGTTACCATCGTCATTCATCATAATATTTAAAAGACATTAAAAATATTACGATGGATAGAACCAGGACAGACAATACAACAGGCAAAATGACGTCTAAATTTGTATACAACTTTGAGACACAACAGTTAAACATAGTGCCCAGTAGCATGGAAATCCATCCAGATAATGAAATGTTTGTTCCTCTTTCACCGGAGGAGACAGAGTGGTGTTGATGGTATTTGTACATCAGATTACGAGTTTCAGTTGACTACATATGAAGAATATTACAAATCTCTCGAAGAATATATGGAAGATTATGAAATTCAAAAGAAATAAAAGCCAATGAAGCCAATGTAATGTATACTTTGGGAAACTACACGATTTATGAAACTACATATTTAGGTTCAGAGAGTGACGTATGTACCTTTTGTTTGTAATAAAATATTGCGCAAACCAGACGTAATCAATTAACAAAACCAAAAAAACAAACCAAAAATCAAAAACCACACAAAAAATCTCACAAAACCTAATTTTTTGTAACCTTAGTTATAGTATAATCATCTTTGAACAAACCTATTTCTAATCGTTCATTGGGTTGGAACGTGTCTATTGTATAGGTGACATTTGAATCTACTATGGTCAATGTATCAATGTGCAGTGAATCGGTTTCAATCGCGGGCGAATACAAATTTTGCAAATAATAATGGAAAAATTCGGGTGTCAATATATTGCCATCTTGATAGAAATCGTAATCGTTCGTATGAAGGTTGATTTTAAATGACATAGATAATCCATTCACGTTTGCTATTATTTCAAGTGATAAAAATTTCCATTTTGTAATAGTATCAAAGGTTGCCAATGTTTCTTGTGTTGATTGTGATTGTGTATTTGTTTTTTGTTTTGTGTATATGATTTTCTTTAACACACATTTACCACCTGGTGGATGTTTCGAGTAAATAACGAAATCACATTCATCGCCATGATTGAATTGCACAATTTTTTTTCCGTTTTTAATATATTCTATTTTATTCACTTCCTCTTCCTCTTCTGGTTCTGGCTGCATATCCATTCCACCAAAATGATAGATATATTCATTGCATATCTCCAGAAATTCATTGCGTTTATTCCACATCTTATTTACCATAATTTCAACATAACTCCATCCCTGAATAAAGTCATGACAAAACAATATAAAACAGTCTTCCCCTTCTTGCACTCTTTGGTAAAAGGAATAGGCATATAAACCAATTCCTATTGGCAATACATAACGCGTCGTTAATCTATAAAAAAAACTAAGCATTATAACGCGTTATGTATTAAAATGACCATCATTTTAAATTGTTTTTTGATATTATATCAATATAATAGTAACTTGTTTGTGGAATAAAATTATCGTCGATGTTTTCTAGATTTTCTTCCACCTCTTTTTCTTCTGGAGTTCCTCCTCCTTTTGCCTCCAGGCTGTCTTCGCGTGATAGTTGGCGGTGCAAGAGTAAAAGCAGATGGATTCACATTCACATCGCTTTGACGTCTTCTTGCCGCCATGTTTAAATCATGCATGGCATTATATTGACCGGATGGTTCAGGACGAATTTGTGCGGCGGTATCGTGCGTTTCATTGTAATATCCTGGATAATATTCTGTGTTCGACATTTTACTATATAGCAATATAAAAATATCACATAGACCTATACCCCTATAACACATAACATATGATACGACTATCATCTTATCACAACCTCACGATACCTGTGACAAATGACAAAAAAAAATGAAATATTTTGTCACCATCTATATAAATAGACGAAAATGCAACTCATTATACTTGCGCCTTTATTTAAATGGTTGATTTGTTCTCTCAAAGTTGCTATTCTTAAAGAAAGTTATTTGCATGGTAAGTATATTCATTTATCCGGGGAAGACTGTCGATACAAAGACAAAGACAAAGATGTTCCGTTTGACAAAGACATATTTATGAAAAAACAACAAATAGACTGGTTGGAAAATAAAAATATATCGCACCACGTGAAAATACAAAAACTACAAACACCACTGTCTTCCTCTATTCGCAGTCCGCAATTATCTGCAGGTGACATAATGCGATATTTTCACTAAACATGTGCAAGGCAATATTTTATCCAGTAGATTCGCCAATGGTTTCTTCATCATAATCGACTTCTTTTATTCCAACTGCGTTTTCTTTTGTATATTTTTCGATGTATCGCTGCATACGCTTAATATCCAACTTGGATATTTCTGTATGCTTCAGTATTTCTTGTTCGCGCGATGCATCTATTGTGGAAAAATATACCAATAAATCGGATATATCAAATCCTAACAATTGACACAAATGGTTTAAAAAAAGCGAATTATTATATTCCGTAGAATATTTGGTTAATATTTTGGTAAATCGCACATCTTTCAGAGTGCTAGAGGCGTTCCATTTGTTTTTTTCATCAAATAATAACTTATTATTATACATGGTCTTTATGAGAGAACACATTTCATTCAATTGCCAAATTTGTTTTTGAAAGGTGATGCGTTCAATATAATCAGAAAAACAAATATTTTCCAATTGACAAATATAAAAAGGAATGGATTTCTTTTTATCCACCTTTGCAAACATATCCACGATATTTTCATGCCACAGTAATCCAATTATAGAACGGTCTGATTCATTAATATAAACATGTTCTTGAATGGGTGAGGGCGATTCCATTAATTTTTTTACTACGGTTTTTGCATCATCATTGGAATATTTTGTGTGAATATGTTCTATCCATTCTATGCCAGTTATTTTATAAGACACTTCCATAAAACGTTGCAATTTTCGCAAATCGCCTTGCACCATTTCTATTATTTTGTCGTTATCTTCGCATGTATTTTTAGGCAACAATTCCGTCAAAATATCCTGCATTTGTGAATAAGTCGGTTTTTTCAATTCAAACACCTTGCATACTTTCATCAAATCTTTTACTTTTTTATTGGTTTTATTGGAGGCAATACAAAAAATGGGTAAATGTTTGGTTGCTATGGTGGATGTCGCATTTTTTTTATTGGGCTGAATGAGTTTAATCAATGCAGATATACCGCCCTTGTCATTCGCAATCATGCCATCGATTTCGTCCATAACAATGACCACTTCTTTACTTTTTTTATGAAACATGCTGGTAACATTTTTATTTGAAATGCCGTTTTTTGATATTTCATGGAAAAAAGCAACATTTCTTACATGATTTGTGTCATAAATCAACACATCATAATTCATCTCTTTCAATAATTGGACAACAAATTGAGTTTTACCAATGCCATAATCACCATAAATATAAATCCCAGGAGCATCTTTTCTCAATACATGTTGTTTTATACGTTCGATTATATTCTCTCGTTCAAGTATTTTATTTATATTTATTTGGTCCATATGGTTATAAAAAATAATATATCTATATGGATTTATCGCGAAACACTTTTTATACATTGGTGGATTTCAATTTTTTAATACGTCAAGCATTTTTATTTCATATTCATCACATAGCATAATTAAGATTTCGATTATATCAACCAATTTCTTTTTCTCTTCTGTAAATTCCAATTGATTTTTTTAATTTTATCAATTAGTTTACCATACATGCCATACTCGTACTCGTTCAGAGGTAACACAGTGAAATAATGGACCCACATGTCTTTCATACATTGAAAATAGCTTTCCATTTTACTGCCGTTACATACAAAACCAATCGTCAATCAATTTTATTCAAATTATGTTTGGCAAGGATTGGGCACGCCATAGGTTACTCCGTCCCAACTAATTCCGCAACGAGTGGCCCATTTGTATTTATTGCACTCTCCTTGACTTCCAGTGTAGGTAGGACTAGAGAAATCCACCATCAAATGTGGCTGTCCAGAGGTTGCTGGACACGTCCCTAAATTTTTCACATTGACACATCCGCCTGCATTTCCAGATGCATCTGGACCTACAGACAACCAATAATCCGGACATTCGCCTACAATAGGTGGCCAAGTTTGCTTCTTCTTTACATAATAGAGAGCAATACCTATACCAACTAAAGTGAGAATAAGTATAATGATGGCTGAATATAACACGAATTTTTGAAATACATCCATATATAAAGGCGGATATTTTTCTGGTCGCGACCAATGATTTATTTGATTTTTTTCATGAGGTTTTTTTCTATTTCTTTTATATTATGAGCCGAATAAACAATGGACGCATTGACATTAAAAGTCCTAATACGGCAGCACTGTTTCAAATGTATGATAAACTTCCAGCCAAACAATGCACCACCTATCGCAATCCAACCGAAGGATTATGGGACGCAACCCCTTTATCGAATGCCTTCTTTTCCATGGCAAACATACAGATGTTGCAAAATGGTATCCGCGCTGGGGTCTATCATCGGTCGAATGGGCAATACGTGATTGGTCCCCAAGATTGTGACTCATTAAAAATAATTATGCGCAGTGTATTCCTACAGCATGCGGCAAATCAACCTACGCATTACTCCCAGCAAATTCAACAATTGAATAAAATTGTGCTCGATTATTGTATTCAGCAAGTATATGGGGAAGCACAAGGATACTTAAAATATATCGACGATGCCAGTACATTAGTGATTCCTATTGCACATCCCGTAATGGCATCCGTAAATGACAAACAATTGGAATTGAAACCATGGTTTTAAGGGATATCCCATCTCAAAAAAAGATATTTGATTGGTGGGTCATGGGTCATTACAACCATTTGACTACTTCGTCCATATCCGTATTTGAATTACCACGATATGATTTACCATGGAATCTCAATTTTATCAACCAATTTAATGACATCGTTTGAATGTTTTTCGATGCCATTGTGTGATGCCATGGGTTTCAATTCCTGCTAAATGTTCGCGAGTTCCATATCCTTTGTTTTTATCAATTCCATAATGCGATGACAATTCTGGATGTTCAGCACATAAGTCTTGTATATAGGCATCTCGTGCCACTTTGGCCAGTATAGAGGCCGCCGCAATTGCCGCTATTTTGTTGTCTCCTTGTTCCACTGTCGTGTAAGGAATGGTAACAAACTTTTTATCCGTTGTATTATATTTGGTGATAGGATGGAAATAATTGCCGTCAATGAGTAAATAATATGCGTGATGTTCTCCCAATTGTTTTATTACTTTGTCTATAGATGCGTGCATGGAAGATTGAGTAGCTTGTAAAATATTCATGGAATCAATTGCGGTTTCGTCTTCAAAGGTGACTGCCCATGCGACGGCGTTCTCTCGAATATATTCGGCTACTTGTTGTATTTTTTTATGAGAATGAAATCGTTTGCTGTCCTTCATCTGTGAGAAATCAAAGGTGGTGTCTCCTTTGGGTAATACTACGGCTGCTGTATATACACGACCGAACAAGGGTCCGCGTCCTACTTCATCGACGCCGATTTCATAGACGTTTTTATCTTCATTGAACCATTTTTGCAAGGTGGTTTTAGACACGGACATGGCGATAGTTGTTTTGAAAATGAATATAATAATTCATTTTTAATGGTATGGGTAAAATGGTATTCAAGGCTCCTTTTTTTCACAATATACATTATACAGCCTTCCAATGAAATATATTCGATTGTTTGCTCTTTTATTCATTATATTGTTCGGCATTGTTTTGTTTTCGTTTTTAGGAAATAAAGACGCAGAAGGATTTACGGATTCGTCCTCGTCTAGTTCCCAATCTCAAGGTATATATAATCATCAAAACACACCGTCTAATATGAACACGAATACATCTAGCTATGACAATTACAATCATTTTAGCGGCACCTCTTCGGCCTTGACAGCGGGATCGGTTTTTTATGGTCCGAATGGTGGCACAGTGACTGTACAAACAAATAGTGATGGAACGCAAACGTTACAAATTACCTTAGCTTCTGGGCAAACTCCTATGTCTTTCTCTCAAGATACTTCAGGAAATGAGGTAGATACATCTGGAAATAACACGACGACGGAATCCTATAGTAATTATGGAACCACTGTCCATGGTTCCGCCGCCGTTTTTTATGGTCCCAATGGTTATACTGCAACGGTAGTCAATCCCAATAATAGTGGCATGGCCATTCAAGTGCAAACTTCTTCTGGTACCTATACTTACACGCAAACTACTCCTACCACGTCGATAACCTCTACGCAATATTATGGAAGTACGGGAACACCCATTCAAACGAGTTCTTCTGCATTGGCATATACAGGTCCTCAAGGCAATACTGCAGGGTCGGTAACAGGTCCTCAAGGCAATACCGCATATTATGCTCAAGGACCTGCTGGAAACACGGCCGTTACAACGAACCCGACGAATGCGGCGGCAGCTGCTGCGTCTCCCTTTTATAATCCGGTAGCAAATACGGCTACCAACAATCCTTATTATAATTCATTGCCTCCTGGAATTCCTGCGAGTCAAATATTACCTGGCAACGAAGATTTATACATCTTAAAATCAGAGATTGTTCCACCGGTTTGCCCTATTTGTCCGTCTGCAAGCACGAGTACTTCGAAATCAAAAAAATGCGCGCCTTGTCCAGCATGTGCTAGATGTCCAGAACCAGCGTTTGATTGTAAAAAAGTACCCAATTACAATGCAATGAATGACAGCACTTTACCAGTTCCTGTCTTGGCAGATTTTTCAACCTTTGGTATGTAACCTTTGGTATGTAACCTTTGGTATGTAACCTTTGGTATGTAACCTTTGGTATGTAACCTTTGGTATGTAACCTTTGGTATGTAACCTTTGGTATGTAACCTTTGGTATG